GGTATGTCGCATCTAAGTCCTTATATCACATACACTTACGCATACCGGGGGTGGTATTTTCTGTTCATCCTAAAATTTTGTCTGTATTGGTAAAAAGGCCGGGGTAGTTCAAACACAATTGAACAAAACTATCGTAAATGTACATCCCAATGTATTCTGATTTGCACCTTCAGCATCAAAGTATTGTGTATATAGTATCAATCGCCCCTATAATAGTTAAAGGAGACACTTGAAACATGAGAAACAAAGCCAAAGGCCAGCCAATAAAGGCCAGTTTAAAAATTAAAAGCTTCGCCAAGCTAGAAGAAGAGGTCCAGAAGCATTTAAAAGCAGATTTACAGGACAAGCCCATAGAGAGCCTGATTGATGAGAATGAATTCTGTGGATGGTCGCCCGCCCACACAATCAATGGGGTTCCATATGAAGAACTGATGGAGCAGAAGAAAAAACAAGAAGATGAAAATTCCTAAGAACATGACAGAACAAGAGGTGGTAGACACAATAACTAGAGTATCCCGCCACCTCGCCCCTAAATTTGTTTTTGCCTCATATGATGTGGACGATATCTTTCAGGAAGCTTTCATAATTGGGATAGATGGCCTTGAAAAGTATGACGAAAAACGCCCACTATCTAATTTCCTCTTTACCCACATCTCTAATCGCCTCAAGAACTTCAAGCGCAACAATTATTACCGCATGGACATAGGCGGCGCACAAAAAATCCAAGACACCAAGAAAAGCCTGCTTGAACCAGTAGACATAAACGCCATATACTCTGTATGTTCAGCGGACCAGACAGTGAATAATGTGCAAATACAAGAGATACTCACAATAATAGATCAGAAGCTCCCCGCAGAATATCGCCGCGATTATCTTAAACTACAAACAAACTCTCCCTTGTCAAAAAGCCGTAAGGCTAATATAATTACCATCATACAGGAAATATTACAAAATGAGCATGAAGAAGGGTAGATTTTCTGTAGAAGAAATGCAATTTATCGAGGCGAACGCCGAGACTCTTTCTCCTAACATGATCGCCATCAAGCTCAACCGAGACCCTGAATCTGTTCGTAACTGGATAGGCGAAAAGATTGGATTTTCAACTAAACAAAAACGGGAAGCTGAAGTAGCAAATGAATTAAAGCAGAAGCCTTACTTCAGGGAGTTGGATTCACAATTCTCAGCCGATGAACTGGAAATGTTCGAATTTCATTTCAAGAAAATGTGGAGTCAGTTCAAAGACGATGTGTTTCATACAGAAGAAATGCAAATCATTGACACGATCAAACTAGAAATTCTAATGAACCGCATCCTGCGCAGTCAACAACAGAATCAAAATGACATAACATCCACCGAACGAATTATCCGCGAGGAGAAGGCGCGAGATAAGGACCAAAGAGACATGGACATGATCGTTAACCTTGAGCGCCAAGTAGCTATGCTCAGGGCGTCACAGGAGACGCTCTCAAAGGATTATAAAGATCTCCAAGCTCGCAAGGCAACCATGCTTAAAGATTTAAAAGGAACCCGTGAGCAGCGAATTAAAGCCATTGAAGATTCGAAACAGACATTTGCCTCGCTCGTTAAAAAGATAGCGACAGATCCCCAGTATCGAACAAAAATCGGCATTGAGATGGAAAAAATGAGACTCGCGGTAGAACAGGAGAAAGAGCGTTTGGCAGAATATACGCAGTATGAAGATGGTCAGGTAGATCAGCCACTCTTAACACCAGAAACAGTAAAGGATTAGTATGGACCCAGAATCCCTATCGGTTATATTACCTTGTTGGTCAGTGGCTATAGGTGTTGAATTATTAATACTTGGATTTATAGTAAGAAACGTTAAATGAAAATCGAATCGCCCAAAATAATATTATTACATCCCGGCAAAACCGGAGGAACGTCAATAGAGCATACACTGAGAGATAAGTATCTTCCCAATATAGATTTAAACTCAAGAATCGCCAATAGAGATATAATGTTTGGCATCGACAAAACATTAGGAATATATCTTCAGCATAGTGATATACCAATCTACAAAAATCTAGGAATAAACCTTTCTGATTACAAAACAATCTGCACAGTCAGACGCCCTTACGAACGAATTATATCTTCTTACTTTTATAACGGAAAATCAAAACTATACGGATTTAAAACTTTCGTTTTGTATCACTTAGAGAGGTTGAGTTCAAACAAATTAGTTAATCACTTTTCTCCACAGTTAACTTACTTTAAATACGGCGACTACACAGTTGACCATATAATCAAATTAGAAAACATTACCGAAGACTCTAAGGCTATCGGAATAAATGTTAAATATCATTACAGCAAAACGATTGGCACTCCAAAAATAAAAAACGTCATGGACATGTATGACGAACAAACAAAGGATATTGTTTACAACTTATACAAAGAAGACTTTGAACTACTAGGATATGAAAAATGAAGGCAATTATATTCGGAATAACAGGACAAGACGGCTCCTATCTCGCAGAACTTCTGCTCGATAAAGGATATGAGGTAGTTGGAGTAGCAAGGAGGGTGTCGGTAGACACAACTCAAAGAATTACTTATATCTTGCCCAAAATTATCATGGAAGAGGGCGATATTACTGATCAGTTTTGCGTAAGTAATATTCTTAATAAGCACAAGCCAGATGAAGTATATAACCTAGCCGCACAATCACACGTTGGTACTTCTTTTAGACAGCCAACACTAACATGGGACATTACAGCTGGTGGTTGTTTGAATATTCTAGAATCAATAAGATGCTCTGGGCTGAATACGAAATTCTATCAGGCTTCTTCTAGCGAGATGTTTGGGCGTAACTATGACTTGAGACGTTATCCATTAAAGGATGGTGAGACAGAACTAAAGCCGCTCAAATATCAGGACGAAAATACTGTATTCCAACCCCAAAGCCCATATGCAATCGCTAAACTAGCGGCTCACTATCTTGTTGACAATTATAGGGAATCTTACGGGATATATGGTTGTAGCGGTATCTTGTTTAACCACGAATCAGAACGTCGCGGCGAACAGTTTGTGACAAGAAAGATTACTAAGTGGATTGGGCGATGGTATAACGCTGAAGATAAATCTAAAGTCGAGCCACTAAGATTGGGCAACTTAGAGGCCAGAAGAGATTGGGGCCACGCTGAAGATTATGTGCGGGCCATGTGGTTGATGCTACAACAGCCAGAACCAGACGATTATGTGGTCGCTACATACGATACCCATTCTGTGCGGGAATTCTTAGATTTAGCATTTAGCTATGTTGGGGTTGATAACTGGGACGATCTTGTTGTAGTAGATCCAGAATTTTACAGGCCAGCAGAAGTTGACTATTTATTGGGCAAACCAACAAAAGCCAATGAAAAACTTGGCTGGAGGCCCACAATACCATTTGAAGAATTGGTACAAAGAATGGTCAAAAGTGATATAGATGCGCAGAAACTATGATGATCCAGCGTATAAGAGCTTTAGAAAAGAAGTTCTAAAACGAGATAAATATAAATGCCAAATGTGTAGTAATAAGAGGCGGCTGAATGTTCACCATATAATCAAGTGGGCTTCAGCTTCCTCGCTGCGTTTCGATGTATCAAACGGAATTACTCTATGTAATTTCTGCCACAAAAAAATAACAGGTAAAGAATCTAGTTATATTAATTTATTTACAGAAATAGTTAGGAGAAATACTAATGGATAATTTTAAGCCATCTTGGTTCGATAAAAACGAAGAAACCGTACCAGAAAAACCCGAAGTTGTTGTCCCACAGAAAAATATGAGGGCTATTTTAACTGAAAAAATTGAGAATATTATTGAGAATGGCGGCGATGCAACCGTCAGCGGAGTAAATGTGTCTGATTTTAGCTTTGTTCATGGTAAATATAGCAGAAGCCATAGGCACACAGTTAACATCAGCTTAGAGGGCGATACTGTAAAGATCGTTAATCTAGTAAACAATGGCAAAAAAGAAACAAGTACCGAACTATAAAGTAATTAAAGATACAAGAGAACAGGATGGCTGGTTTTTCTCAGAGTATGACAGATGCGACGGTATGGAAATTGGTACTTTACATACTGGTGATTATACTCTGAGAGGCTTTGAAGAGGTTGTGTGCATTGAAAGAAAAGCGTGTGCTTCAGAAATAGCTATGAACTTAGGTAAAAAGAAGGGTGCTTTTAATGCAGAGATGGAAAGGATGAGAGATTTTCCTTTTTCATTTCTTGTGTGCGAATTTGATATGGATGATGTTTTGAGATATCCAGAAGGATCGCGCGTACCATCAAAGTTAAGGTCGCAGGTTAAGGTCACAGGTAAGTATTTATTAAAGTGCCTGCTGGAGTTTCAAATCTGGTATGATACCAAAATTATTTTTGCTGGCAATAAAAATAATGCTTTCTTGGTTTGTAATAGCATTTTCAAAAGGCTCAACGAACTATTTCACAAGGAAGAAGAAAATGAAGAAGCTACCTAGTTCTGTCTATGTCATGGGGCATAAATACCTAATATTAGAAATGTCCCACAAGGTCTTCGAAGATACAGACGCTTATGGAGATTGTTCTGACGATAAAAGAAGAATACGTGTTTATTGCGATACCTCCCCAGCAATAATAAGAGACACACTTTTACATGAGACCCTACATGCGGCTTGGCACATTCTGGGATTTTCAAAGGGTGAAGAGGAAGAGAGAATTGTAAATTCGTTATCAACGCTGCTAATAGGACTAATAGATGACCCAAGGAACAAAGAAGTCATAGACTTCATTTTCGACAAGAATGAACAATCAACAAATACTGGATGATGCTTGGCTAGGAATAGCTGTAGATGAAGATAAGCTATTTAATCCTATGGATTTCGTCATTGACAGTTCTGATAATGACGATCTACTAGAAAGAATAGCTTGGCTCATGATGAGACCAGAATACTTTTCTTTTGCATGTAAGTATATACTTAACATTGAATTATCTCCTTTTCAAGCTCTTATCTTGTATGAACTTTGGAATAGAAAATTTCCAATGTTAATTGGTAGCCGAGGCATGGGTAAATCTTTCATCCTCTCTGTTTACCCATTGCTTCGTGCTTTATTTATGCCAAGAAGAAAAGTTATTGTTGTTGGTGCGGCGTTTAGACAGTCAAAAGTTTTGTTTGAGTATATGGATACTATTTGGAAAAACGCGCCCATACTTAGGGATTTGTGCGATAATAATAGTGGACCAAGGCGAGATGTTGATAGATGTGTCATGCATATAAATCATAGCACAATCACATGTCTACCACTTGGTGACGGCTCAAAGATTAGAGGTCAACGAGCTAACGATATTATTGCTGACGAATTTGCGTCTATACCAAGAGATATCTTTGAAAATGTTGTTGCTGGTTTCGCGGCTGTTTCCGCTTCACCAATTGATAAAGTA